TTGAGAGATAGGTGCTAGTTGCCATGGTTACTCCTTGGATGCTTTCTTAGGTTTAGTTTTAGCAGGTTTTTCTGCTTCTGTGGTTGATACTTCTATTATGAAACCGCCTGCTAAAAGTGCGTTGACGTTTATGCCCTCTTTTGGCGTGTACGGTTCACCGATCTTGCCGACCTTTTCGGATGCAATTATAAGGTTCATGTTTTTTGTGCCTGTATTGCGCAGTCAAGGTCATAGCAAGGGTAAAGCGCGCCACCAATTTCAAGGCTGCCAGGACGGCCAGCCATAACAATTATTGGTGAGCTAAGAACGGTTGCCACGATGCCAAGAATTGATCGAAGTATCGGCAAGCCTGCTGGGCCTGAGCCGATTACCTTAATTGGGAATTCCATGCGGACAATGTTGCCGTTGCCAGCAAACGTGTCAAAACTGGGGGCATCAAGGAACACACAATTAGGACCTATTTTTGTTGAGTCGTTTACTACGCGCAAACCCGTGACGGCAGTAAGCGTGGCCGTAACATCGTCGATGGCTTCGTTAAACAGGTCTGTATAAGCCATTAGGCGACCGCTGGACGGGGAATACCTAAGAGCTGCTTCACGATCGGGGTTAGGCTTTGCTGTGGTGCTGAACCCATGCCGTCAAACGTGGCGTAGGTTGCCTCTATTGAGCCCCTAGAGCGCCACAGAGCGGCGCAATACATCAAAGTGCCCAATGTTGCATCTCCACCAGGTGAGGTCGTTAGCGAGTCTATGTAACCGCTCTCCTGCCTTCGGCGAAACGCAACCTGGCATCCAGCCGACACCGATTGCGTGAGCAACGTGTAATCGTCTGACGGGTCAGCAATGGTGATGCCAAGATACGACATGACCTGCGCGGCAGTCACCCACGTGCAAACTGGCGCATAAGAGACCGTCCCAGACGCTGCGACACGCTCAACATCGTCAGCGGTCTTGGCGTAAAGCACCTGATCAGCAATTGGAATCTGGTAGTCATACAACAGGTCGCCCTGTGTATCAATACCAAGAAACAAATACTGGGGAAGCGCCCTTACGGAATACGAGCCATTAAAGGTCGCATCGACACCAGAGACGACGATTGAACTGCCGACTGCAATCTCGCTGGGGGTCAGGAGTTGCAGTACGGCAAAGTTGTCAATCAGGTACTTGTTAGTAACTGTGTATGTTGCCATGAGCGGTTGCTCCGCTCTCGACTAAGCCTGGGTGATCTTGCGAATCATTCCAGAGATTGCGGCGAACGTAGATACGTAGCCATGGAAACTCATGTTGCGTCCCAAGACTGATGGCTGTTCAACACTCATGAGGCCACGGATTGATTCGTAGAACTCGAATGCGTCGCCTTGTCCCTGACCTACACGGGTGATGACCATGGTCTTTGCAGCGAAGTTGCTGTCAACTACCAACTGCAAGCCAAGTGGGTTGCCGTTCCATGAAGTTGCGTTTTGTGCGCCTGCTGCGTTGTATCCGGCAAGACCGTTGGCGATCAACGGGAAAATTTGACGGCCCGTTGAATCTGCGAGCTGGCCCAGTTGCGCCCAGACGTCAACTGAGACAAACATGTGGGTTGGCAACCAGTTGCGGTTGCTTGAGATGTCGCTTGCTGCGTCGTAAACAGACTTGAGCAAGTCAGCAACGGTTCCGTCCCAAACGCCAGACGATGTTGCTGCGGTGAGCAAGTTGTCTGCAGCAAGGTTGTCCGAAGCGATCATGTATTCGCCCATGAGGTCATTCAAGATCAACTGCATTGCTGCAGGTGAAGTGAAGTCAATGTCCTGAACCGACAAGGTAACTTGACCAGCAAGTGTGGTCTTGCTTACCGAGTTTGATGCGATCACCATGGTTGTTGCTGATGCAGAAGAAAGTTCTGACTGCGATGCAACGCTGGTGTGCGTGGTGATGGTTGGACGAATGAAGGTCTTTGACTGTCCGTTGTCTGGGTAAGCGCGAGCGCCGACAGCTTCGACTACTGGACGCAAGAAGTTCAAGTCCTGAACCAATGGCCCAAGTACAGGTACTGGCAAAAGACCAGGCGTATCGGTCGTGAGCACGTCACCTGCAGCTGCTTGCAATGCGGTGCGCTTTGAGGCTGTGTACTCGGCTACTGCAGCGTTCATGTTCTTGAACGTGTCGCCACCGATGTGGTAAGCGGCCATAAACTCGCCTGCGTTTGGCAAAACAAATTCTTTTTTGGCCTGTGCAAAAATTGGTGCAGTTGGGATGGTTGCCTCGACTGCTGGAACGGTTACTTCTGACATAGGTTCTATCTCCTGTTCTGGGACTACTTCTTCATTTAACACTACTTCTTCTGGCTCTTGGTGGATACTCGCAGCGACGCTGGCGATGTTTGCCATGTCACCAAATGCGCCGATCGGAACAAGGGAAAGTTCCGTCCAGTCGGCAGCCTCAATAATCATCGTTCCACCTTCGTCGTAGGAAAACTTTGTTGGGTTTACGCCCACCGAAACTTGGTCAATTGTGCCGTCTGAGGCCATAACCAAAGCATCATTTCCGAGGCTGGTTGCGCTGATTTTGGCGCTAAACATCATGCCCTGCTCGGTGTCTACGCGCTCAGTAACCACGCCTACTGGCATGGAAGCATCGTGGTACATGAACAGACGGGGCGCTTTTCCTTCGACTGGCAATGAGCCTGGGCGGAAGATCACAGCTGTGCCATCCGAAACCGTTGCCGGCACGTTGTAGGGAACTGCGGTTCCGCTGATGGTGCGTCGGGGTGCGTCGCCTTTAGCGGCGTCTAACGTGAAATCTCCTGCAATTAACTTAATCATCGTGCTAACTCCTCTTGAGTGTTTTCTCTTACAACTACTTCTTCATCGTCCATGCGATCGGCCATAAAGTTTTCTTCTAGGTATTCATCGGCATCAAACTCAACATATGTTCCGCGCGGTAGCACGTTGTCCATTGACAAAGCGCCAGCGATTGCGTCTGCGTAAAGTTTTACGCCAAACAAGTACAGATCGGCGCGCGCTTGCTGTGAAGACTGGTATGAATAAGCGCCAGTAGCAACGCCCACCAAATACGGTGGCACGTTTGCTAGACGCGACATTTCAAGCGCCTGATATTGCGACGCCTCAATCAACAGCATCTTGTCAGGTGTGCTGTTTGTTTCCGTGTATGTCAAATACTCGTTGAGCGCAGCGGTTTGGTTTGTTGCTCGAGCGGCGTTAAATGCGCTAGCCAAATCAGCCAACTCTTGCGCGCTAAGTGGTTCGCCACCTGTTTGCTTGAGTACGCCGGCAGGAATGCTTGACGATGCGTTGCGATTGCGCGCTGCTTCAAGTTTTAGCGCGGTTTCAATTGCGCCAGGTGCCGAGTAGATCAAGCCTTGCGCTGGTGACAAGAATTGCACAAGGTTTGTTGGGTCAATTTCTCCGCCTTGGAAATACACTTGCGACGATGGTGCAAACCACACAGGGCCAGCCATGTCGGTCGTGGTAATTGAGCCTGCTGGCAGTCGAGTGAACGTGGCAGGGTAGCCGTCGGCGGTGCGTGAGGTGATGTACCAAAACGCTCTGCCAAACATCATGAGGTCATCAAGAGTCCAGCTCATGAGGAATTGGAACGAAACATTTGGGTCTGGTCGGCGCAACCATGAACGTGGAGCGATGTAAATCTTCTCCATTTCTTCGCCGTTCCAAAACTCGTTATATGAGCGCAAGTTCATTGAGCCAATAACCGAGGCCATAAGATCGCGCGCACGGTTGATTGTTGGGACGCTGATCGCCGCGTTACGTGCTTCGCCTTCGCGATAGGTGTAGTACTGGCCGATCATGTTCACGCCAACATTGGACGATGAGTAACCAGGTGCGAAACCGCCTGCAGCTGCCGCCTTGCTTGGCGCTGGGCTTATTGCTGCCTTCTTGGTTTTGTTAAAGATCGCCATGTTCCTACTTTGTCATATAAGTGGCAACCGCGCATGACTTATCCGATTCCGACAAAAGGCAAGGTGCGCGGTCGCCGCGATCATCTTAGTTATTTACTGCGACAAGCATGGGCTTTCCGCTGTTAACAGGACGGGCACACATGCCAATTCCCCAGACCATTGTTCGCGCTAATTCAATAGGCCCAGGCGATCGCTTGCTCGAGAGCACGATCGTGTTGTCGGTGCGAACGGCAACGGCGCGCTGGACGTGTTCGGCAAGAAGTTTTTCTCCTGTGTGTAACAGTCGCGCTTCGGCAATCATGTTCTTGGCTAGCGGTGTAAACCGTCCAAGTTCCGCATAGCCCACGACGACACGGCGGCGCTCAATGTTTGGCGGGCAGGTAGCGTCCACCGTAGGACTTAGCGCAAACCTAACGGATGGGTCTAACGCGATTTGTTGCACGTTCTCCCACAGCTCTGTGATTGATTCGGCGATAAATGCGACGGTGACAAGCACCCGACCGTCTGACAGGTTGACGCATCTGGTCGCGCTGTATCGGGAGTCGTCCAGCGAAGACTCAATCGCAACGACGCCACCGCTAGGGATGTCCCCTGTGTACTCAAGGGACGGCCAACGACCTGGCTCAATCCATCCGCGCACAACACTCACCCAAAGGTTTAGGGATGCGCGCAAGAACGACGCGCGATCTGGGTTTGTGGATTCTTGTCGGATAGTGTCCATGTCCAACGTGTGGCCGAGCGCAGGATTACCCCACGCCCATGACGCAGGATGCAAAGGGTCAAGGCTCGGGTCAGGTGACCATTCCGCCATGTACATCGTGGACGGCTCACCTTTGTCAATTGCTCGAATGCCAGCTTCACGCCAACGCTGAAACAACACAGATTCTTCCGTGCCGGCAGTAGAGAAGAAACAAGCAAGCGGGTTTTTGCGAGCGCGCTGTGCCGGCAGGAGTCCGCCTTCCACGGAATCGGGGTTGACGTCAAACAGCTCATCCACAATTACCAAGTCAATTGACATACCGTGGCCTTGGTTCGGCTTTAATGCTTTGACCCACCACTTGCTGCCGTCTGGCATCGTGGCCTGATAACGGCCGTATGACTTGACGATCTTTGCGCCGTAGTACTCCTCAAGGATTGGTGCCAAATCATCAAACAATAAGCAAGCCAAATCCAATCGGTGAGCACCAGATACCACGGTTTGTTTTTGTCCACGTATCTTTGGCATCTCCACAAGCCAAAACAAGATCAGCGCCTGGATGATTGTTGTCTTACCGTTCTGACGCGCAACCGAAACAAGGCTCGAGCGATGCACAAACTTCTGATCGGAGTCCACCGCCAAGATTCCCTCAAGTGCATGTTTTTGCCAAGGCATCATGGTGATCTTGAGTACCTTCTCAGCCATGTCCCCCACAAGTCCAGCTAATGAGCCGGCATGTTCAGGAATGATCGTTTCCAGTCTCGGCTGATCATGGCCAGTTGGCGCTGGTTCTGGCTGATCTGGGCTGGTGGCGACAAAATGTTGGATGGGGCTCGGGGGCAGTTGAGAGCTGTATAAAAAATCGTTTATTGCTTTTTCCCGATTTTGTTTTGCGTTTGCCAATTTCTTATTGCGATACGTGGCGCCTCGTGCGCTGTTGCATGGCTTACATGCTGCGACGTATCCGTCTTCTATTGTTCCACCTTTGTCTGATTCGACTAAGTGATCTAGTTCTGTTGCTGTGTTCTTTCTGCACCAATGGCACAACGGTTGATCGCGCAGTAGTTCAGCGCGTGCCTGTTTGTAGATCGTGGTGTCGTGTTCGGTCAGTTTGCGTGTCATGCTCGCGCGCTTCGCTTGCGCTGACGCGGCGCTTGCGCGCCTTGTCCTCGGTCGTTGTGAATTGTGTTTGTTGTCGGGTTCATGTCGGTGCTTTCTTTGTTTGTTAACTGTATGTCATCTGCAGGTCAAGAGATGTGTGAATGCTCCACCCACCAGATTGCCCATCCTGGTTCCCTTTGCATTCAGTCGATTATGTTTACGACTCGCCTCGGCGCTTTGCCCGTTTCATTTCGTCTTGCATGATTCGGGGCGCGCCGATCTACCCACGTTGCCGTGTGTCACCAACTGCCGTGCGAATGGCTTAGGTCGTGCTACTAGCCGATTGTTTAAGCTCTTGGATTGCTGAGAGTGTAGAGAATGTACTCCATGTCGCTGGGCTTCCATACCGCTGCATGACATCCAGCCATCTCACACGCGTTTAACCAAATCTTTTGTCCAGGCGTCACTTTGCCCTTCTCTGCTTTTAACTCAATGACCAACGGCCGACCGCCTTGAAACGGATGCACCATGAACAGGTCAGGAAACCCCACGTCACCTTGCACGTTGGTCATCCAGCGTCCTCGAGTGTTCTGTGCCGGCAGATCATGATGCACCAGCCAGCCGTAACGCTTGGCGATGCTGATCACCATGTCTTTGAAGTCGGCTTCGCTGATCTTTGGGTCTAACTTCATTAGAGCGATGCCGACCAAACTTTGTCAGCCAAATGCTTAATCGCCCATCGCACAAATTGCTTTGCTTCGCGCTGGTCTTCGTTGTCCATGCGGTCATAAATGCTTTGTAAGCGTTCAATCGCGCTAATCAATTCATCTAATGTCATTTCAGCCTCTCAATGATTTTGCTTGCTTCGTGTGATTTCAACAGCTCAAGAACCGCGCTGTCATCGTCCAATGTTTCATGTATGAATTCGAGTAATCCGAGATCGTCCATGTTGGCGTCTTTAGCCAATTTCTTGATGTAACCAATTTGCTTGGGTGTCGCAAATGCACCAGAGGGTGTGTGCACTTGACCAGATGGTTGTGGTGAGCCGCCTAAACGCTCTACCTTTTGCATCTCATTGCGTGACGGCCTAGGGCCAGATGCCGGCGCCTGTAATGGGCAATTGGCAATAGCGCGACCAATGGCGCTGGTCTCACAATTCTCGACAAATGACGTTGCGTTGACGCCACGATCAGATTTAATTTCTTCTGCGTAGCCCGTAGCGACTGGAACCTTGTCGTCTTTATCGGCGTACAGTTCGCAATAGAACACGCAAGCGTCACCTGTGTAATTCATCATGCAGGTATAGACGCGACCGTTCGGGTATGCAGCCCACCAGCGCACTAGGCGTTGCTCAACTGTCTCGTAATTGCTTAGGTCAAAGCCCATCAGATGCCAGCCCAAACGCTTAGACGCTGTGCATGGTCATGTGCTCCACCGCGCTGGGCATACGCCAGTTCGCCTGTGTTGCGAATATGTCCACGACGCGCAGCTGCATTGAGCCGACCAGCGATTCCCTTGGTGACAGGGAACTCATCGCCCAGGTGTTTCCAAATGTCGTCAGATGTGAAGAACCCTTTAGTGCGCGCAACGTGCAAGATTGCAGCGTCAACTTGGTTCTGTTCAGGTTTTGTCCAACGCGCATCGGCTGACGCTTGCGACGCGATCATGCCTTGAATGAATGGCGCTTGTTTTCTTGCCGGCACACGGCCGTCACATACGAAATGTGTTTTGCCTTGAATGTCGGGGTAGGCGATGGTTTCTTTGCAGATCGTGCAGGTTTTCATTGTCGGAATCTCCTGTGTCGGTTAGGAATGTGCTTGTAGTGCTTTGATTGCTAGGTCGAGTGTAGTCACATCGTAAAGCGGCATCGGGTCTTCTAATGACAACTGGTTTTTCATTGTCTTTAGACGTTGGATGATGCTTGCGTGTGGGTTTTTGCTAACGGCCATGATCTCGTCAATAAGACCGAACATTGCCATTGTGTGGTTTGCTAATGCGGTGCGTTCTAACACAAGTTTGCGTGTCTCTTCTGTCAGTTCGCCTTGGTTGTATGCAGTACCTTCGCTCATTTGACGCTCCATGGGCCCCACCCAAATCCGTGACGGTCTATGCCGTAATTGTAAATTGCTAACGCTGCACGCAAATTAACATCAGCCTGTAACAGGTTTTTTGGGCTTGTGATTATTCCGCGCTCAATAAGCCAGGGTGTCCAGAATCCGTTGATTTGCATTAGTCCGCGCGACCCACCGTTTGGGTCTTTGCGATTGATTGCGTTAGGTGTGCAGTTGGATTCGCGTTTCATGATTGATTCGAGCACGGTGCGCTGATCGGCAGGCCAGCCCAGGTTGACGGCAAGCGCGCTGAACTGCTCACAGGCTGTCGTGTACGGGTCAATGTAGATCGTTGAGCTGGTGGTTGTGGTCGGCTCAATAAGGTATGGCTGGACGTTTATCGGTGCCAGCGCAATCGTGCCAGACGGGGCACCAGACGCGTCAGGAGCGCCTACAGCGACCGTAAAGCCAAAGACCGTACAAAGCACTAGCCCTATGATTTTTTCTGCAAAATAGTTCATCGTTTCTCCAAAGGTATGGGCTGACCCCATGTTGAGGTTGCCGTTCTGAATGCGATTTGTCCCAATAGGAACTTGCCCGACTCTGGGCTGGTAAATATCTGCACCAAGATTTCTTGGCCGTTGTCCATCACTCCTGTATAGACGCTGTAATCAACGATCTGCGGTTCAGTCATTGCCTGTCCTTTTGTCGGTACTCCGACCCTAGAACATAGATCAAGCCTTAGGTGGGATTTCCCCGAACACCTTTAAGAATGCGGCTTTTACCCAGATCACAGAGTCTGCAGCCTGTGGTGAAATCTCAATATGAAACCAGCGTCCCCCGGGTGCACCTGACACGGTTTTGGTGTCGTAGTTCTTCCAAGCTTGTCGATCACAGCGCCACGCGCGACCAAACTCTTTAGGGAAATAATCAATCACCATTTGGATTCCCAATTCATTTGCGTTTGCAACCATTTGGTCAATAAATGCCAATGCGTTTTTGCGTGTTGCATTTGGATGTTTTTCGCTTGTAGTAAATCCAGCATCCCAGGCTCGACCTGTTGCGTGGACACTTAGCGTTCCTGGCTTCCCCTTGACGTCGCGTTGACCCCAACTACCAAGATTGACAAACGCGCCATTTGATGCTGCAGTCACTTGTTTAATAAATTCGTTCATGCCGGCACGAGGGCCAGCGGATGGGCCGTCAGCGTTGCCGATGTAGTCGCGAGCGTTTGGGACGCCTGCTTTAGCTTTGGCGACTGCCACGACCAAATGCCAAGTCTTTTGGGTTCACATAGCGGATAAGTACGGGCACAAGTGCGGCAACCGCTGCTTTAACAAAGTCGGCTGGGTCTGCGCTACCTGTTGAGTACACGGCAATGACCGCTGCAATAACTGAGCGACCGTAAGACGCGAATAGGGCTTTGTCACTTGCTTTCATGTGTTGGCTCCTTTGGTTTAGATTTTAGTCCGTTGCCGGCGACGAGTCCTGACAATGTGCCTGTGAGGAATACGCAAAGAGTCGAGAGCAGGTCAATGATCTGGGCATCTGTTGGGGCTTGTTCCATAGGCTGATCAACAAACAGGATGCCGTAAATGAACGCGATGATCGTGAACGCAAAGCAGGCGGCCATGATGCGACCAACAAAGACAATTAGCCCTGCATGGTGTTGTTCTGGTGTTTTATTCACAGGCCTGCTTCGTGAAGCATTGGTACGTTGTATTGCTTTTAGTAATTGTGCAACCACTACAGCCCCACATCACTACGGCAATCAATACCGCGTAACCCAGTAGGAACCGCCATTTCATTACGACAACAATGCAGAAATTTCTTCGGCTGTCAATCCAAGTTTGTCAATCGTGGCCTGTTTTAGTTGTGCGCGATCGGCTTCTGCTTGTTTCTGTTCTGCGACTTCAATTTGGTCTTTTTTGTATTGCGCGAATTCGCTGTCGGTCATTTGGCGAACGATGTCGCCGTCAAGGATTTGTGGTTTGTCAGCTGATGGCATATCCGTACACCTCGTATGTTCCCGTGATTGTTCCTGTTGCCGGGTAAAAACTTAATGCGTCAAAACTTGTAGTATTGTCAAAAAAACCGCCGCCTTGTAACGCTGCGTCAGGGTCGCTGACGCCTCTACCAGTTGCGTTGGTAACGTAAGAGGTTCGAGCGGTTAATTGTGGCGCAAAAAATACGGCTGTAATGCTGTTGCTGTTTCCACTTGTCATAAAACTTAAACGGCCTGCGGTTTGTGACGTTCCGTTACCGCCTGTGGTTGCGTTGCCGTCGCTGTAACGTCGGCCACCTAACGCAAAAGAATAAGAGGCGTTGCTATTATCCGTTCCACTTGTCCTACCGCGCCAATTTAGCCCGTTGTTGTCTACGGCTGTCGTTAAATTTATGTTTATTAGGTAATTGCGATATGTTGCCGTAAACGTGTTGGCAGCAAGGTTTACCGCTGCAACGCTTGTAAATGAGCCGCCAGTCAAATATTTAAGCGCGCCAGCTGACGCCGCGAAACTGAAATTGGCATTAAGCGAACTGGCGGTCAATACTTCGCCGGCGGTGTACGTGGTAAGTGGCATGGTGCTCCTATCCTAAAACATTTGTTGTGTCAATGGTGCCATATAGGGCATCGTTAAGTATCAGCTCGTAAACGATGGTTGTTGGCGCGGTGGAATACAGCACCCTGTGGCCTGTGCTGAAATCCAGATAATGCTCGATGCCCTCAACCGACAGCTCTTGCGCCAATTGGGTTGTGCCGACACCGCTAGGGAACGTCTTTTCAATGCTGATCGTGTCGCCAATGTCAACGGTGGCAAGCGTGTCTTTTTGGGCTGTAGTCAACATTAGGAATTTGGTTTCCACAGATGTGTAACGCGCTTCTGGTTCAGGGTTGAGCAGGTATTCGGCTGCGGCTTGGATTTCGCTGGCGTCGTGTAGCAGGCTGTTTGTAATGCTTGCGGTCTGAATAAAATAGGTGGCAATTGATGCTGGGTCGGTGGCCGTGTAGGTGTCACCGTCTAGGCCTGTAACGACCGATCTGTTGATCACCGAGTCAGCTTCAAAACTGATGCCCACGCCATCAAACTTGTAGCCGGTGCCATCGTCCTTAAACTCGGCTAATGGCGCGCTCAACGTTGTCCCAATACGTTCTTGAAATGTGAACACGCCAGCCCTAGACATGAACACACGCCCAAATTCGGCGGTCTCGTTAATCTGGGTAATGTAGCCAAGCGCGCTAGTTCCTGCTGGCACGTTGTAAGCGGCGTCGTGGCCGAGGTTGACGGTGCCTGTGGCGATGTCTCGAGCCAAAACAGGGAAGTCAACTTCTGGCAAGTCTAGGACGGTTTCTATGCGTTCGCCCGATGTTTCTGATGATGGGTTTAGCGCGTCCAAATAGGTTTGGGCTAATAGGTAGAACTGGTCAGCGCAATACACCGTCACGGTGTCTAGACCGCCTAGCGCAAAGTTGTAGTCGTAATTGACGACATACCCGCTAAATAGGAATTCTGGGTCATTCGTGGAGTCGTAGCGGATGAGCTGTACTTCGCGCAATGGGGCAAGCCCAGGCTTGGATTCGGCGGTGTCGTAATAAGGGCTGTTTTGATCAAACGGGTTGAAGATGCCGTCCACGTCTTGAATGGTAAATGTCATTGTGCCAGCGCTGAACTGGTCGCCCACGTCACGCCGACCGCGGCGCACCATCACATTTGTTACTGAGTCCATTACATCAGCAAACTCGGTCGTGCCGTCAAGCACATAGGTCGTGTTATCAAGTACGCCTTTTAGCGTGTCGTCAAGAACAAACGCGTCAACTAAAAACCCTGTGGCAATTTTCAGGTCATAGTTGCCCGAGTCAACGACAGCTGTGCCAGGCATCAGGCGACCGGTATCTGTAGTGGCCCTGCGGAGCGTGAGTATGCGCGCAATGCGTTAACAACGCTTTCGCCAATTTCTGCGCTTGTGGAAAGACCACCTGTGACGTTGACTGTGTAGTTGCTGTTACGGCTGGCCATGATGCCTGACGTGTCTCCTGTAAACGATGGTGAGGCTTGTGGGCCTTGATTGAGGTTTGCCACGGTGCTTGAGAATGCTGCGCCAATGCCTTTAAGGTCTGCCAGTTTCAGGTTCGGGTTTTTGAGTTTCAGTTGAGCTTTGGCAATGGCGTCTGAAATGCCTTGCACCAATGCTTCACCCTGTTTGACACCTGACGCATAGAACTGGTCAGCCGCCAAAATGCCGAGCGCATCGGCAACGAAGTTCAGGTCGCCTACTAGCTGGTTGATGCCATTGGGGCCTGTAATGGCTTCTGAGCCGCCTTGGATGAGTTCTGTGGCAATTGCGCTACCAGCCTCTTGTCCAGCCTCTAGAACGCGTTTCAAAGCGTTTTCGGATATGCCCAGGCTAAGCAGTTGCTCGACTTGTTTGCCAAATTGTTTGGCTCCTGCTGCTTGCTGGTTTAGTTGATCAAGGATGCTTGTGCCGGCTTCTTTGGCTGCGTTTGCAGCATCAGAAACAGAAAATTCTCCTGTTAGAGAACTTGATACTGTGCCCGCAAAATCTTCATAGGCTTTTCGGGCTTTTTCAAGTTTGTCTGTAGCAAAATCCAATGCTTTAGAAAATTGGTCGGCAAGTTCTTTTCTTGCGTCTTCAATTTTTTGTTTCATGGTGTCAACACCGCCGCCAAGTTTTTGTGTTGCTTTAAACGCTTTGTCCATTGCGTCATATTGTTCTTGCGTCAATTGCGGGCCAATGAAACCTTGTTCTGTTGGCGCTCCAAGCTGTGCTTGAATGCCTTTAATTTTTGAAACATATACGGCAAGCGCGGCGGCCGCGGCAACAGCGGTTGCAATTCCTACAACTGTAGAAACCTGGACAGCGGTAAATGATGTCGCCAGCAAGAAGTTTACGCCCTGAGTTAAAAGCGCAGCGGCTCGATAAATTTTGAATGCAGCATTTACTCCAACCACGGCTGTGGCAATCAAACCAATGGCGGTTCCAATTCCAACAATCAGGTAAGTGTTTCTGGATGCCCAATTTGCAAGGTCGGTCAAAAAGCCAATGAATTTTGTTGCTATTGGTAGCAAAGCAGTTCCGATGGATTCTTTTAATTCGTCCATGGCAATGCCAAACTTTTTGAATTGACCTTCAGCGGAGTTTGCAGCAGTTGTTGCCGACCCGCCAAACGTGTTGGCAAGTGACTTCATTACCTCGTCAACACTTGCGCCGTCTTTAATCAGCGAAAACAACTCTGGTGACAAAGCCTTAATCGCTTTTGTATTTCCGCCATACGCTTTGCTGACCGCGTCCGCTACCTCTTGGACTGACTTACCAGTCGCCGCACTTACGTCAAGTACAGTTTTCAGCGCATCCTGTGCCGTTGCTAAATCACCCGTACCACGCACCAGGCTGGCAAGCGCTGGACGCAGCTCATCATCTGCAACCGCCGCCGCCATAGACAAAGAACTAACAAACTCTTCATTGGCTTTAATCTGTTCATCAGTTGCACCAGTAGTCGCCCGCAACTGACGTGCAAGTTGAGCCTGTGCAGCCTGATCAGCCGCTGCCGCTTTTGCCGTAATAACCAAACCAGCACCCAAAGCAGCAAGCGCCGCCGTAGCCGGCAAGAATGCTTTGTTGACAGCGAACGCCGCGCGCTGTGAATTGGTTTCTAATTTTTTAAACTGCTCAAAAGTTTTTTCGAGTCCTTTTGGGTCAAGTTCTGTGATGATGGGAATGCGAATAGCCATTAGAGGTTGCTCCTGCTTAATGCCACGTTGATTTGGTCTGTGATCGTGTCAACGAGTTCCACCATGTTTTGGTTTACTTGATCAGCGTTCACATTGTAGGACGGCCACATCACTCGACTAGGCCCACCAAAATGCATTGTTAATCCAGCGATCATGTTTTTGCCGGCTGGGGTTTTGCCGCCTTTTTTGCCTGCCATGTCAATGATTGTTGCTGCAGGGTTTTTCTGAATGATTGTGATTGTTGACTGTGATTTTTTGCGCGTGTCAACTTTGACCTGTATTCCTTTGATGGCTTTTGTTTTGTCGTAAGGAAACTTTTTGGCTGTGCCTTGAGTCCAGGCTCGAGACATGCCAGACAGGTATCGGTCAGGGTAAGCGCCTGCAGCTGTGCGAACGACAGGCTCAACGATGGCTTTGGCATCTTGCAGTATTTGCTTACGCAAATCTGGGGCAAGTTTGTTCAGCCTTTTAAGGTCTTCTTTAACCCCATAAACCTGAATACCTGTTTTTGCCATGTCACTTGTTCCTGTTCTTCTCCTCTAACACAGTAGTGACAGTAAGTAAGTCGGCGGTGTCAAACTCTTCTTCGTAAAAGCGCGGAGCCCACGAAATAGCAACTAGCAGTTCTGCTAGGAGCCTTCTGTGAGTTCCGCGTGGGTAGGGTTTTCCAGTTCCTCTGCAATCACTTCTACCGATTCGAGCTTGGCAATATATTTGTCAAACTCTCCTGGCACAACAATTTTTGCTTGCTTTGATGCTTCCCACGCTAAAAACGCAAGGTCTTCCACGCCAATACCGTTTGCCATGTCTGATGCTTTGCGTTTGAAACGTCGTTCCCATGCAACAAGTGTGACGAGGTTGGTCGTCACTTCGTATGGGTCTTTGCCTTCTTCTGTCACCTTAAGGTGCAGTTTCATCTTGTCTCGCTTTCGTGTCGGACCGGTGCGCGGTCAGATTATGCTGGGGTAACGTCAGTTGAGTAAACGCCGCCGTTGAATGTAACGCTAATTGTTCCAAGAGCACCGAGCGAGTTAACAACTGGCAACGTGGCCAAGAATGTTCCGGTAAGGGTCATCTTTGGATTGGTTGCAGATTCTGCACCAGTAGCTGGTTGAACGATGACGGTCGTGCTTGTGCCGACTAGGGCATTTAAACTGGCCCAAGTTTCTGAGGCGGCAAAACTGGCATAGAAATCAAGTGTGATTGAACTTGAGCCGAGGCCTGCAACGTATTTGCGAGCGGTGTCTCCGAATGCGGTTGCTTCGAGCTGATCAACGTTGATGTTGACGGTTGCGCCTGTGCATTGGTCGCTGAGGTCAACGCTATTCACGGTTACGACTGGGTTTGAGAGATAGGTGCTAGTTGCCATGGTTACTCCTTGGATGCTTTCTTAGGTTTAGTTTTAGCAGGTTTTTCTGCTTCTGTGGTTGATACTTCTACGATGAAACCACCTGCCAAAAGTGCGTCAACGTTTATGCCGTCTTTTGGCGTGTACGGTTCACCGATCTTTCCGACCTTTTCGGATGCAATTATAAGGTTCATGTTTTTTGTGCCTGTATTGCGCAGTCAAGGTCATAGCAAGGGTAAAGCGCGCCACCAATTTCAAGGCTGCCAGGACGGCCAGCCATAACAATTAT